TCAATAGCAGAAAGGTTTTTGAAGTAGTTACTCATGATGCCTCGCCTTCGGCCAGCTCGTCAGCGAGGCCAGAAAGGTTGTCGCTGATCAACTCCAGCGTTATGGCGCCCAGAAGGGTTGAGCTATTGTTTTCATAGCAGTACTTAACCACCGCTAAGTACCCGTTTGATTCAGCTAATGATGCTGATATAGCTTCAGCAATGGAATCAAGGTCGCCCCATAGCTCGCCATATATGCGTGATGATATTCTATCCAGCTTCTCATCATAAGCGTCTTTCTTATCCTGGTAGCTATGAAAGTGACTATATTCATTTTTATTCATGGACAATAAGATAAACCTGTCTTAAGTAAAACTCAAGCAGTACTTAAGTAGATTGTCGTCTAAATAACGGGAAAAATAATAATCGCTGGTTCTTGTGCTCGGGAGGCGTAGTTGTGATTTAGTTGTTACCACAAGTGATGGATTGTAAGTAGTATCGGTTTTTGGCTGTTTTTTTTATTCTGATACTTTTCCCCCTGATTAAAGAGGGTAGGCGCGAGGCAGTAATAGATTACTCTATTCTTTTTTGAATGGTTTTTTTATCTTGCTACAAAAAATTAATTAGTTTTTTTTTACCTTGTCATTAATCCAATGGCCTCCATTAATCGAGGGTCTTCTGTTAGCTCTTTTGGTTCAATATCGCTACATAGCGTGTAAAACAAGCAAAAAACCAATGATTTTTTTTCGGGATCGGAATCATGAAATACTTTTTCTACATTCTTATTCATGTCAATGGCCTCAAACACTTTTTGAGTCGCGTTGCCATTTAGTTCTAGACTTTTTTTCGAGAAATTGCCGGCTGTTTCAGAACGCATTAACTGCTCAATAGTTACTCCGAATAATCGAGACATAACAAGCATGTGATCAATATCTGGCTTTGTTGGATCAGTTTTTGATTCCCACTGTGACACAGCGGCTCCACTTACCCCACATTGAGTTGCCAGGTATTCCTGAGTTAGTTTTTCTTTTTTTCTCAACAAGCGGATATTGATGGATAGCTTTTTCTTTTTTTCTCAACAAGCGGATATTGATGGATAGCGTTGTCATTCTGTTCCTAGCGATAGCTCAAGATTCCGATATTAAGTATCTCTTAATGGGATTGCAAGGTATTTAATCAGGATAGTCAGCTATTTCAATGCGACAGCTATTGCTTACCTCTTAAGCCTCGCTTATATTACTTTGCATGACTAAAGCAGTGCTTAATAAGATACTTACTATTACGACCGAGACGAATATCGCTAAATACTTTGGAATCTCAGCTTCAGCTGTTAATCAATGGCATTCAAACGGGATTCCTGACAATAGGATTCTGGGGCTGGAAAAATTGGTAAACAAGCAGGTTACCCGCCATGAAATGAACCCTTTATTGTATCCAGTTGAATGATGGGGAACCCCTGGTTTCGTCTTTATCACGAGTTTGCGACTGACCCAAAAGTGCAGATGCTAAGTGAAATAAATCAGCGCCGTTTTGTAATGGTCTTGTGTCTTCGTTGCAGTAACGATGATGAAACGTTACATGATGAAACTGTTGCGTTTCAACTAAGGATCAACCTAAGAGAGTGGCAGAAATCAAAAGCCGTCATGATTGGGTCGGGGCTGATTAATGAAAAAAACAGACCGACCGGCTGGGACAAGCGCCAGTTTTTGTCAGACACGAGCACCAAGCGAGTAGCTGAATATAGAAAGAAGAAGAAACAGCAATGTAACGTTTCGGTAACGCCACCAGACACAGATACAGACACAGATACAGATACAGAAATAAATAAAAAAAGAGATATAAAAAATGAAACACAAAAAAATGAGGCGGCTTCCATGTCAAAAAAAACAGAAGCTGTTCCTTATAAAAAAATAGTTGAATTATATCACTGTTGCTTACCTGGTCTTCCTGCTGTCGCAAAACTGACACCGAAAAGGAGGGCGCAGATACGTCAGCGGTTCAATGAAGATATGGATGATCTAGATAAGTGGAAAAACTTTTTTGATTTTGTTGATACATCGGATTTTTTAATGGGAAGAGTTCAACCCCAGGAAGGACGATCACCGTTCAGGGCAGACATTGAATGGCTGACAAACTCAACAAATTTTACAAAAATCGCAGAAGATAAATACCATGTTTGATCAACCGAAAAAGATAAAAAAGAATCACTTTAGAGATGTGCCGGCCCCAGGTAAATACTGTGATGTTGAAGGGTGTGGGCGGTTGACGGTTGTTTATGCGAAAGAGCATAACGTCTCTCGATGTGCTGCCTGTTATCAGCGGGATCTGGATGAGGCGGGAAAGTCGGCGAGCATGAAAATAGTGAACTTACTAAAACGCCATGATCAATTGACGATTACTAGCTAGCTGCTGGTTAGTACAAATAAATAATGAGGGCAGGTAAATGGGTTTTTCACAATTAATCACAGCCAGTCATGAAGGGGTCAAAAAAACATTGACCGTCGCTGAGTGGTCGCAGCTTTTGGGAGTACCAAGAAAGACACTTTACGCCAGGCTGCAAAAAGGAAAGGTCGAGAACGATTTCTTAAAAGGGATCAACTCAAAAAACAAAACAATTAACCAGCAAAAGAAGGAGGATGATCTATTGAGCCAATATTATTCTGATTTTAATTACAGTCACGGGATTATAAATAAGTGGAGACAGAAAAATGGGATACGATAAAACGAATAGGGGTGGGATCTGGCTTAATACTGAAAAAAAAACAGACAAGCATCCAGACTACAAAGGCTCTTTGAATGTTGAGGGAAATGAGTACTGGATCTCTTGCTGGAAAAGAAGTGAGGATGGGAATCGCAATGCCCCTCTTTTAGCAATAGCTGTAACTGAAAAAAAAGAAAGAAAAGCCCATCAACCCCGTGACGCTGCACTGGATTATGTGAAAGATCTTGATATCCCCTTTTGATTCTTCACTTGATAACTCTTAATGAGGAGGCGATCCAGAATTGACGGTAATCAACCAGCAATAGTTAAGATTTTTCGTTCTTTAGGTTGCAGCGTACAGCACCTACATACTGTAGGTAAGGGCTGTCCAGATATTCTTGTCGGCAAGCTAGGGGTTAACTTGATGGTAGAGATAAAGGACGGGTCTCGTGGCCCCAGTGACCGAAAGTTAACTATTGATGAAATGAATTGGCACAAAAAATGGTTAGGTCAAGTCTGCGTCATCGAGAACGATCAGGATGCAATTGACTTGATTGCAGGATTGAACAGACAAGATAATGAGCATAAGGAGAGATAACATTGAGTTATAACCCGAACGAAATATACCAGGCCTTAGTGAAGGCTGGTGATGAATTTGCTGATGTTAAATCGGCTTATCGATTGCTCGACAGCATGACAAAGCCCCAGCTATCAGAAGCCTTTAGGCGAACGCCAGGTGCTAGCGCCACAGAAAGAAGAGAACTGATGTTTAGTGATGAGCTATATGTCGATCACTTGACCCGAGTCGCTGCTGCTTACCAGTCTTTTCTTGTTGCAGAAGTCAGGTACAGGTCTATGCAGGCGCTGGCTGACGCAAAGCGAACAGAAGCCAGTAATCTGCGCGCTGAAGCTCAGTATGTCGGGATGCAGGAGGCTTAAGTTTGAGAGTTTGCCTCAATGAATTTATCCAGGTCGGTAACTCTATACCTTATTGTTCTTGTTCTTATTCTTATGTACGGGATCTCTGCTTTATTCATCCTGTCTTTTGCGAGCATTGATAGTGACACGTTCAGGTAACGGGCTGCTTGTTTCGTTGTTAGAAGCTTTTCGTTCATTTGTTTTTTCCGGTTAGTCGCTCAGGGCGATTGTGGACGAGCATTCCTGTTTTACTGAATGCTGAAAAATAGCTGTTAGTTCTTTTGTTGAGCAACCGGCTTGTTTTTATTCCGTAATTAAAAGATCAATTAGCGGTTTGCCGCCATTGATAATCCCCTCATGTTTGAAGGGGGATTTGTTTTTTTTTGGGGATTATATCGAAAAATCTTAAGCGTAGCTATAGATGTTAATCGGTTGAAGGCTATCGCAGACAAAAAGTAAGCTATTGATTTATTTAATTTTATCATTATTGCGATTTGTTATTGACGCGAGTCTCTTTTTTTTGGTTAAGCCACGCTTTACTGTTAGCAGGAGGTGAATTATTAAAATCCTAAAGTTTCGGTCTAAAGAATACCGTGAGTTCGTCTCGGGGTTGCCCTGTTGTGTATCTGGGGCTGAGGGTATTGCTAATGACCCTCACCACATTAAGGGGCGCGGTTTTGGCGGCAGTAATAAGTGCTCAGATCTCTTCTGTATCCCTTTAAGTCATCAGCTCCATCAGGAGTTTCATCAAATCGGCTGGAAGAGTTTTGAGTCAAAGTATAATGTCGATCAGTTGATTATTGTGCTTAACACAATCGAGCAAGCTCTGACTGAGGGGGTTATTTGTGAATCCTGAAATATTCAAGCTGCTCAATCCAAAAACAGCTCGACTGGATGATCTAAGGGGTGGTGTCCCAACGTTAACAGCTGATGATATTAACGCGGCATGTGCTGGGGCAAACGATATCGGCCTGGATGTTCTCTTAGCAAGAGTATGTGATGATCGCCAGGCACAGCAGCGAGCCTTTTACAGCATATATCAACACATTGTTCAGCTAGCGATTGATCGCAAATGGGTAATTAGAGCAAAAGGTAAAGAAAAGCTTAGAAGCCTGACTCAGCTAATCATCTTTGAACTAACAACGACACCTCGCTGCCCTAGGTGTCATGGGACAAAATTCAATCAACACTTAAATCCATGTAAGGCTTGCGATGGTACAGGTTTTTACAAAATAAAGGATTCCCAGCGAGCAAGAGCCATAGGCGTGAGTCCCAGCACCTGGCAGCGAGTATGGCTTTTTCGCCATGCTGAGGTCTTATCTCTTATAGCGACATGTGAGGCCGACACACTTCGAAGTATTGGTAGAAAACTAAAGCGTGGCTTGAGTTAGTGCAATAAAAAGTGTATATTACTTATAACAATAGGATTGTATTACCTGCCCCTCAACAGATTGTATTTTTTTGTTGCTAAGGCCGCCATTATTGGCGGTTTTTTTTATGCCTGTTTCTTTTTCGGTCTAAGTAAGCACTTAATAAAAGATATCTCTCTATCAGGCATAGGACGATGGCTTTTATTCTTTTCTGGTTTTAGCCAACTGTCTAATGTATTTTCTGGTAGCTCCATTAGAATGGCAGTTGCTTTTCTGGTTAGACCGTAATCTTTCATTAGTTGCCTCAATATTTCGGCGTTGTTCATTTTTTTTGCCCTTTTCTTTTTTCGTTAATATTGAGATAGCTATTCATTAGAGTCTCAGCGTTTTATTTTATATGAGACTATGTAACAATGCACAAGTCTTGCAAGATAGCCCGCCGTTCTGAGTTTGCCCTCTTTCGGCGGGTTTTTTTTTGCCTAGATAATCAGTCTGTATATTCGGTGATAATGTAGCCCATATCAACAGCTGAATCGTTTAATGCTTTTAAATAAGCTATATCGGTCGGGTATTTGCCAGAAAAGCAGATTTCACGAGGTACGATCCTGCGCAAAACCTCAAGCCTAAACTGATTCGATACTGCTAACATTGATTTTTTTAGCGGGTAAAAAAGTAATTTTTTTCCCTTTAGAGAGTCAACATAAAACGAAGCCTGGTGCTGAATTGAGTTATCAGAACTACTATCTCGATTGATAGGGCTGTTTGCTTTTTTAGTGAAAAGTGAATTCGTTTTTTTGAATTGCTTCAGTAGTTTTTTTAATCGGTCTATACCTGTCTTTATCTTATAGTTACCCTTTTTTCCATTGTTTAACTCAAACGGAATATCTATATAGTCAGGCAGATGATTGTCATCGTTGAGTGTTTTTAGATGATCATTAATAGTTAATTCAGTTATTGAGATGTTCATTATTTTGCCCTCTTTTTTTTACTGGCAGTAGCGCCACAATAACCGGCTAGTATTAACCGGCTATTATTGCGCGACTATCCCCAGGTGGCTCGATCGTATTCAGGTATATTTTTGATTAGAGCGGATTGAATTTGGATAATAATTTGATCTAAATAGTTACAGTCTATATCGATGTTATATTTGATCGCTTCTAGTGATTTTAAAACTTGATAAATGCTTAGTTTTTTTAGTGGCGCAATGTATTCAGGGTACTTAATAAAGACGTGCTTTTCACTGCTATACCGTGATCTAAAAGCACGGTGATTCATCGCAGCAAGATACCCCATGAGTCGATGCAGACCCTCGTGTTCCTTATTGTTTTTTTGCATAACATTAAAGCCGAACCGATCCCCCTTGTTTACCAGGTTGTGCCCGACCATTTGATACTTTGAACCGTTGCCAGTGTAATCAATACCGGCGAGTGTATAGGCCAAGTTTCGGAATGTTGCGTGATCCATTTGCATAACTGACATGAGTTTGCCCTCTCTTTGTTGTTGGTAGTCTATCCACCTATATCCGCTAAAAAATAACGGATATAAATTGAGAGACTAATCAGCATTAAACCAGCCAGTTATACGGCTGTGTTTTTGCCGGTGAATATAAACGGCACTATCAATACCAAAAGCTGGATGCTCGAAAGATTGCCGCAAATCCTTGGATAGATTGCCGATCTTTTTGCAGCCTATTCTCCTTGCGGTATTTTTAAGCTCGTCCATATATTCTTTTGCAATCAGTAAAGCGAAGGCTTTTGTCATGCAGATTTCGTCAGTTGAATATCGACCGGCTTGATAAAATGTAACCTGGTAGCGTTTCATTATTACCCCCTTAATAAGCTTGGTGAGTTAATAGACTTGAGAGTGATACCATCTTTTCCAGTTCAGCCGCTTCTGATGGGGATAGCTCATCAAAGGCAGTTGGATCAGTTTCAGCATAATAGGCTGTACACAAAAACATATTGATCGGAATTTCCCGGCCATCACTCGACAAGATAATTTCATCGCCGTGAATGTTTTTTGATACTTCAGTCCCGGTTATTTGTGAGCCATCATTTAAAATAGCTGTCATTAGTGTTTGATGTTTCATAAAGTTTGCCCTCTTTATTGGCTTAGTTGCCACATAAGCCCCCTTAAAAAAACAGGGGCTTAAATTGCGACTAAGCAGCTGCTTTTATTTCAATGGCTTTGTGTTTGCCTTGTATATAATCGGCTGATCTTTGTGCTTTTGTCGCAGCCTGGATGATTAGCTTGTTATCCTTTTTTAATCGATGAGACCAGCTTTCAATATATGCTGCGCTGTTATCAATAGTCGCTTGTTCTATACCAGCTACGCCGCATAACATGGCTGCACTAAATTCAGCGACTAGCTCTTCTTTGCTGTATTGATGGCTACCGAAATAAGCGCCGCTATCGGTTAATGTTTCGCGGTTCAATCTATTTATATGGCCAGTGCTATGCGATAACTCATGAAAGAGTGTTGAGTAATATTCGGCATCATTTATGAATAGCTCAGGTGAGGGGGTCTCAATCCGATCCTGACTAGGTGAATAGCAAGCTTGTGGGCCATTAGCTATTCGCGGCTTATCAGCAAAACCTTTTATGATGTTTTCACAAGTATTAATCGGATTATGATCACGAGCGCTTTCTGATTTTTGCCAATCAATGCCCTCGGTTTGTTCCAGATTAAACACATTGTAATAACGCAAGATAGGCAGGTTTTTGTCCTCGCCGGTTTCTTTATCTTTGTAAGGTGACATTTTAAAAAAGATAATCATTTGACCGTGCTCGCCTTTTTTTACATTGCCTTTTAATTGTTTTGCCTGCTTATAAGTAACCCAATAAGGGCAGGCATAACCGGCACCATTTAATAAAAACGGATTAATACCTGTATACGCTTTTTTGCTGACAAAATTTTGTATTTCGCCAGTATTAGCCCACGGCTTATGCCAGGGGATCACACCTGCTTTTAGTTGGTCAAGGATTTGATTTGTAATGATTTCATATACTTTGTTCATGAGTTTGCCCTCTCTATATAGCGTTAAAAAAGATAATAAAGAGCGAGAAAAAACACACCAGATAGCCAATGACTTTAATTAAATAGTAAGTGAATATTTTCATAGTTTGCCCTCTATGATTAATATTCTTGCATAGGTACTCAGTACCTGTCAATAAAATAAGATAAATAAGTTTATATATGAATAAAACAAACGAAACAAAATGCAAAAAGAACACAGATCTAACTCAATCAGTTAACACTATTGATAGTGTCTCTCGGTTAAGTCCTGGCGAAATAGACGAGCGATACATCCAGGCTTATTTAGATAATCCAGGTAGTGGAAAACTATGGGCATTAAATACAGCGGGTCACCCCAACCCGACACCGCAAAGAGCCTGGCAAGTTCATGATCGATTGTCCGATCAAATTGACAAGCGCCTGGACAAATTAATATTGAGTGATGCTGCTCTTGGTCGCAGTGTATTAGTTGATCTGGCGAAAAATAGCGACAGCGATTCGGTGAAAGCGTCAAGCGCTTCCAGGCTGATGGAATATGCAGGAAAACAAAAACCAGATCGGTTAATCGTTGAGAGTAGATCCACTGATGATATCGACGCAGAAATAGCCGCAGTACAAAAAAGAATACTTGAAGCGCAAGGGGATGACATACCCGGGAACGAGCTGCATTAATTGCGAGACTCTAAGCGCAGATAATAAGCTATCAATACAAATAGATCAGCCAGGAATAAAAGCGCCGCTTGTCTGCTGCATTTAAATATATACATATGTTTTGCTAGCACTCACCTCTTTTATTTTCTTTCAGATTCACATGGTTAATAAATCGCTGCGAGTGCTTACATAAAAACAGATTAAAACCTGATGTATTTGTTCGTCAATCTCACAAAATATCGCACAAGTTGATCTAACAAGCTGCTGCAATAGGGGTTTAGCACGGATACTTAGTCCGTTTTGCTATTGAAAAAGGGGGCGCTTATGGGTTTTTCCTTTTGAGCGATGGGCGTAGACATAGCATTCACACTCATTTCGGGAAAAAAGAGAACCGGCTTTTCTTTTTCAGTTATCACGTTGTATCTAATCGGTATCGATCCAGTTTTTCTTCTGTGCTTTTTCGGGGTCTTGTTTTTTATTCTTATTTTAGGTTTTGGTGATTAGTTATGTTTGATCTTTTAATCAACTGCTCAGTTTCGTACTGGGGAATCTGCTGGAAGTAGGTTTTGTTTTTTGTTTTTGTTTCTTCTTTTTTTTTACTTTTACTGGTTTTTTTATGAATGATAAAAAGCTCATGCTGCATCTTTTGCGTGAGAGAGAAACTGTCACTCGTGAAAACCAAATTGACTACTACGATCCTTATCCATATCAAGTTCGCTTCCATAACGATATAGAAAAATTTCGATGTCTTAGGGCTGCAAACAGGATAGGTAAAACCCATTCTGGGGGGGCTGAATTGGCTTACCACGTGACTGGTTTATATCCTGACTGGTGGAGGGGGCGACGATTCTCTTCTCCAATTCAAGCTGTCTGTGGTGGTAAAAATAATGAGAAGACTCGCGATATTATTCAGGCTGCCCTTTTTGGCGATCCGGCAAACGAGAATGCTTGGGGTACAGGTTGGATACCGAAGCATCTGATCGGTAAAGCCATGAGAAAACCTGGTGTCCCTGATGCCAAGTATCACATCATGGTGAAGCATGAATCTGGTGGTTACTCCAAAGTATCAATGCTTGCATATGATATGGGGAAAGAGACATGGATGGCTCATAAAGCTGATGTTAACTGGCTGGATGAGGAACCCCCTGAAGATATTATGTCGCAAGCAATTAGATCCATCATAGATACTGGCGGCATCATCTACATGACCTTTACGCCTGAGAACGGAACGACTGGTGTCGTAAGAACGGTACAAGAACAATGGTCTATGCATGAAGCTGGCTGGAAGGATGTTAGCGGTGGCGATTTTATTATTGATCGTGAGTCGCTTCATTATGAGTTCAAGACGCAATACACCTTGAATCACAAAAAAGGTCATCTGACTGAAGAAAAAATAAGTGACGCAATAAAGGCAATGATGCCTCACGAGATACGAATGAGGGCGGAAGGTATCCCCTTACTCGGTACAGGCTTGGTTTTTCCTTACGCCGAATCAAATATAACGTATGAAGCCTTTGAGATACCTCAGCACTGGCCACGGATAGCAGGCATTGATTTTGGATATACGCATCACACTGCTGTCGTTTGGCTCGCTCATGATCCAGAGACCGACTGCCTTTATCTTTATGACGCGGTAAAAGTTAATAAGCGCGAGATAAATGAAATAGCACCTTTTTTAATAGCACGACCTTCTGTTTGGGTTCCTATTGCATGGCCTCATGACGGAAACAAGAATTTCGGGATGGGAGGATCAATCCAAAAGCAGTATCGTGATTATGGAATTAATCTGCTTGATGATCATTTTACTAACCCACCAAAAGATAACCAGGTGGACGGAAGAGGTGGCATCCAGATAATGCCGGGGATTGTTGAGATGGCCAATCGCTTTAATGATGGCCGGTTAAAAGTTGCTAATCATTTATTCGAGTGGCTGGAAGAGTTTAGAAATTATCATCATAAAGACAATAAAATTGTTGACCGTGATGATGATCTGATGGCTGCCACTCGTTATGCCGTTCAGTCTGTTCGTTTTGCTCAGAAAGAAAAGTCCACCAGTGTTTATAAGTCGAGCAGTGCTCATTATGATGGATGGATGAGCGCATGAAACCATTAAAAGGGAAAAAATACGACGACATTGTTAAGGAGGCGATTAAGCGTTTCAAAGTTGCCGTTGATAGTGATTTTGAAAACAGAAAGCTCGCACAAGATGATATTGATTTTCGGAATGGTGATCAATGGGAAGCGGGAATAAAAAGAGTAAGGGAGCATGAGGGGCGCCCCTGTTTGACTGTCAATAAATTAGAGCAGCGAATAGATCAGGTTACGGGGGATCAGCGCATGAACAGAATGGGCGCGGTTATTCGCCCGCTTGATTCAACGAATTCTTATTCAGAATTATCACCTGGGATGAACTTTACTTTAGCTCAAGTTTTTTCTGGCATCATAAAAAACATTGAAGCCATATCTAATGCAAAAAGTGCTTACGATACAGCCTTCGATCACGCAGTTGGTCACGGTTTTGGTTATTGGTCGATCATTACTGAATACAACGATGATGACTCTTTTGATCAGGATATAAAGATACGACGAATAAATAATTCCATGCGCGTTTATCTTGATCCTGACGCACAAGAAGTGACAAAAAAAGATGCCATGTGGGGGTTTATTACCACAATGGTTGATAAAGATAAATATCCAAATGCTAGCTGGGAAATGGGTTCCGGTGAAGGGCAGGCAATGTGGATTGACAACGACAAGGTTCGTATTGCCGAATATTTTCGTCGAGTCGAAATTGAAGTCGAAATATGGAAAACCCCACGAGGCGTTCTTCGAGTAAAAGATGACGAAATTGATGTTCGAGATGAGTTAACACAGTCAGGTGTCGTCCCTCTACAAAAGCGAATAACAAAATCTTATAAAGTAGAATGGTTTAAGTTAAGTTCGAATGAGGTTTTCGAAGAAACTGTTTTCCCATCAAAATATATTCCCATCATTCCCTGTTATGGCAAAGAGTTAAATGTAAAAGGTGAGACGATTTATCGTGGCGTTATTCGTTACGCGAAAGATCCTCAGCGTATCTATAACTACACGCGAACGGCCAGCGTTGAGCAGGTTGCACTCGCGCCAAAAGCGCCGTGGGTTATTGAGGAAAGACAAATCGGCGACCACAAAGCGATGTGGGAAAATGCCAACGTTAAAAACTTCTCAATGCTTCCATATAAAAACGTTGCCGGTGTCTCACCACCAATGCGACAAGCACCTCCACAACCATCTACTGGCTGGATTTCTGAATCGCAAATAGCTGATCAAGATATCGACGCCGCTAGTGGTATGTATAAAGCATCTTTAGGCGCGCCAAGTAATGAGCGCTCTGGGAAAGCGATCAATGCTCGAAAGGTTGAAGGGGATGTTGGCACTTATCACTACCATGATAATCGCGCTATGAGCCTCCAGCATACTTATGAAATTCTTGTCGATATGATCCCCCGCGTATACGACACCAATCGCGTTGTTCGAATTCAGACGGTTGAAGATAAGGACGCAATGGTTGAAATAAACAAACAAATATTCGATCAGGAATCGCGGCAGTGGGTAAGTCTTTATGATTTGTCTCTGGGGAAATATGACGTGTCTGTTGACGTTGGTGCTAGTTACACCACTCAGCGTCAAATGGCATCGGAAAGCATGATGGAGCTAATTCAATATGCACCTCAACTCGCTGGAAAAATCATTGACCTTATTGCCAAAAATCTTGATTGGCCTGGTGCTGACGAGATTGCTGCTCGATTAAAAGACAATCGTCCGACGACTGAGCAAGTTCAGCAACAAATTCAACAGGCTACTCAGCAGGCAGTGAATCAGGCGATTAATGGTGAGCGTTATCAATTGGATATGTTCAAAGCAAAAACAGATCGAATGTCAAAAATGCGAAAAGCAGAAAATGATGATGATTCTCTTGAGATAGAACTCTTAAAACTGCTCGAAGAATCTGATGAAGATATCAGAGGTCGAGTAACTGAGTTGATTTCCCAATTAGGCGAAAGCCAACAACTTGGCGCAGGTCAGCAACAGAGCATGGGCCAACAACGAGGCGTACCAGCAGGCGCTTCAGAGGCAGTAGTATGAGTGAAGAAACACAATCAGGTATTAATGATAACGAGCAACAGTTAAAAGTTGACCAATCACTAATAACTGAGGACTCAAATAATGATCATGAAGTGTCAACTGACGAAAATAAAACGCCAACTAGCACTCATGAGTCTTTGTCTGAGGATCCTGATGAAGAAAAGCAGCAATCACGTTCACAAAATTCCAAACAGCGATTAAAGCGAAAGTTAGGTGAAGCTGAACGACGTAATGCACAACTTGCAGAACAATTAAACGCACAACAAAAAACTTTGAATGAATTTGGTTCGAAGTTAGATGGTGTGATTAACCCGCCAGCCATGAGGCCAGAAAGGGTTAACTTCGAGACCGAAGAAGATTATGAGGATGCTTTGTATGACTTTAGGCAGTCATCGCCAGCAAAAACAATTAATGATGAAACCCCTGTTATCACTGAACCTGTTAAGCGGATTGTCTCGCATGACGTTCGTGAAAACTGGTTAGACCATGTTGATTTAGCAAAAGAAAAATATCCTGATTTTAAAGAAAAACTTGAAGCTATTCCTATTCGATGTATGACTGACGCAATGACTGTATCAATCATGGAGTCGGAATCAGCGGGCGAGTTGGCTTACTTCCTCGGTTGTAATTTATCTGAAGCGGATCGTATTTCAAAATTAAATATGACCGGACAGGTAAGGGAGATTGACAAGCTTAATCATAAGTTTGCATCCACAACATCTAACGCCCCCACACCGATTGCCACGCCGATTGACCCCATGAAAGGCTCCGATTCTCCAGTCGCTGATGTCGATAAGATGTCAATGAAAGAGTATGCCGCTTACATGAATAAAAAACAGTTTGGAGGGCCATAAAGACTTAGGAGTTTTTAGTGTCCAATACTAACCTTACGATTGACCAGATCACCCGAGAAGGTCTTAGAATATTAGTTAATAACCTGGGCTTTGCCCGAAATACCAACAAAGAATACGACGACTCTTTTGCTAATGATGGTGCAAAGATAGGTGATACCTTGCGTATTCGAAAACCTGCACGTTACACCATCAGAACCGGCGCAGCCTTAGATGTTCAAGATCATACTGAGACAAAAGTTGATCTACAACTAAGCACACAGGCCGGTGTCGATGTGAACTTTACATCAAAAGAATTAACGCTGGATATCAGTGATTTTTCTGATCGTGTATTGAAACCAGCGATGGCGACCATTGCCAATAAAATCGATTTAGACGGTCTTGCTTTATACAAAGATGTTTATAGTTCAGTCGGTGTGCTGGGTACACCTCCGGCAGATGCCCCTGTCTTGTTAAACGCTAATCAGAAGATGGATGAGATGGCATCACCACGCGATGGCGAACGATGCCTGGCGATTGATCCTGCTGGCAATTCTGCGCTGGTTAATGGCCTTAAGGGGCTTTTTCAATCCAGCGGAAAATTGGATGCCCAGTATAGGAAGGGCATGATGGGCATGGACACTCTGGGGTATAAAGAAATTTATATGGATCAGAATGTGAATGTGCATACAACGGGCGATCAAGGTGATCTCACTGTTGCGGTAAACGATACTGTCATTGAAGGCGATACAACAATCAGCCTTGATACCTTTAGTGTCGCTGCACCAACAGTAAAGACAGGCGATATTTTTACGATTGCTGGTGTCTATGCAGTCAATCCTCAGAACAGAGCAACAACCGGATCTCTTCAACAATTTGTTGTGGCTGCTGATAGAACGGGCAGCTCTAATGCTATTGCTGATGTCGCAGTATCGCCTGCGTTCAAAGCAACTGGCTCATTTCAGACCGTTGATGCCCTACCTCTTGATAATGCGGTCGTTACTTTTTATGCAACATCTTCAAGTCAATCACCGCAAAACATTGCCTATCACCGTGACGCCTTTACTTTGGGATCAGCCGATCTGATTTTACCTAAAGGTGTTGATTTCGCTTCGCGTCAAGTACATGAAGGCTTGTCTATGCGGATCGTTCGCGATTACGACATTAACAATGATGCATTGCCTTGCAGGATTGATGTTCTATACGGCTGGAAAACTTTGTATCCAGAACTTGCATGTCGTATCTGGGGTTAATGTTTCTACGGGGGGATTAAGTTTTTCACATGACTTATATTTTCCCGTTATCTTTTTTGGAGAAAAATAAATGTCTTTAGAACAAATAGGTAAAAACTCAACTGATGGCTGCGTTGTTCCAGGTCAGCATGTTGAGACGAATGCAAGCGGTGCGGCAACGAGAACATTAACGGCTGCTGAATCCGGTGGCGTTTTTTTCTGGGATGTCGCAACGGGTGTCGATTACACATTGCCGATACCTGTTGCAGGTATGCGGTTTAGCTTTTATGCGACCGTTTCGGTGACAAGTAATGCTCATGCTATTTCTACCAGCTCTGCCAGTGTCTTTATTGGTGGGGCACTGCAACAAGTTATTGCCGCATCTGGTACTTCTGAGGGTCAGGTTGGTGATGATGCAAGTGACGTGACTATCTCACAAAACGGATCAACTACTGGTGGTCTGGAGGGAACATGGATTGAAGTTCTCGCGACTTCAGCAACGACTTGGGTTGCAACAGGAACCTCAGTTGGTAGCGGCACGTTAGCGACTCCATTCGCTTAATTTTTTTATGCACAAGGATGTGTTTTTCAGAGATTCATTATGAAATGGTTTTATAACAAAGAAAAAGATGGCGTTGTTGCCGATGTGCAGCCAGAGGGTTATCACTATAATTTTAGAGGTGAAGATTTATTGACGCCTACTCGTGAACCGACAGCCGAAGAACTTGAAAAAGCATTAGAACTTGAGGAATTGAAGACACGATACATGGAAAAGTTTGGTAAGAAACCGAATGGAAGATCGAGAGCCGATACCTTAAAAAAAGCGTTAGGCGATGATAGCTAATACGATAATCAGCGCCGCACTTCGAAAATTATTAGTAACTCCCAGTGGTGGCTCACCGACAACAGCACAATACTCTGATGGACTAGAAGTGCTGAACGACATGGTTAACAGTTGGTCGGCACAAAGAGATCTTATTTATGAGGATACTAAAGAAAATTTAACAATTCCTGCCGGTACTCAATCGATAACGATCGGGCCGACAGGTGATCTTGTTACTGGACGCCCACTAAAAATAACTGTCGCTACATTGCGTGACAACAATATTGACTATGTTATGAAGTTAATTAGTGAGAGAGAGTATCAGGGGTTCTCGCAAAAAAATAACGTTAGTCGCCCTTACCGTCTTTACTATCGAAACACATGGCCGAATGGAACGATGTATTTTGAATACACAACCGATCAGGCTTATACGTTAATTTTAACATCAATGAAGCAGTTATCGACTTTTCCTGATGGCACTACCGATGTGTCATTGCCCGATTATTACGAACGAGCATTAAAAACAAATTTAACGATTGAGCTTGCTGATGAAATGGGTGCAGGGAATCGTGTCAGTTCGACAATGTACAAAATTGCCGATGAATCAAAGACAGCAATTATTTCTCAGGCGCTTGATGTTGTCCCTGCTTTTACAGAGTTGCATTCTCATGGTGTATATAACATAGAGGCAGACGATTATTAAACTTAATGCTGCTGTTAACCTGGATATACAGGCTTTTAGCGGTTCGGGGATTACTGATTACAACACCGGATTAACTAATGTTCTTATTGGCAGTAATGGAAAAGCTACTCAGCGTCCATCAATAAATATTACCGAAGATGGCTTTTCGATTACAGGTATCTTGGCGAGAGCGCGAGGTATTTATTATTGGGAAGTGACAGCCGAGATCTATATCGTTAATGATAATGACGTCTTTGAAACGACTCAAGATTCAACTCGAATACCGGAAGCATCGGGGACTTTTTCATCAGGAACAGAGCGATGTACTATGCTCGAAACTATTGGTACTGATCGCCTTATTATTTTGGATGCAGAAAATAATAAAGGCTGGGAAATGGATTCACTTAAGAACCTGAATCAGATTGCATCGAACTTTCCAGCTACTTTGGTTCATGGCGGCGCTGTCTTGGACGGTTACCTTTTTGTTATGGATGAAGAAGGTGTTGTTTATAACTCAAATGTTAACGATCCAACAACATTCAATGTAACTGGATTTATAACAGCGGAAAGAGAAAATGATAAAGGCATTTATTTAGCTAAACATCATGATCACATCGCTGTCTTTTTAACGAGGTCTATTGAGTTTTTATATGATGCATCTAATAGTGTTGGCAGTCCATTAAACCGAAGACAGGATGTCTCTTATCAGGTTGGTTGTGCATCAGGGTTAAGTGTCTGGGAAGATAACGATGTCATTTATTTTTTAGGTACAAACTCATCAGGTCAAATGGGCGTATGGAAAGTTGAAAACTTTCAAGTATCACTTATCTCCTCTGACACCATTAGTTCTTATTTAACAACTGGTTTAACTCAAACGGGATTAACTGTTCGGTTTGAGGGGTTGTCTGCAATGGGGCATCGAATTTTATTAATCACTGTTTATACTTTAACTGGCCCAGCGCCAGGTTTAATTAATCCTGAAATTACTCTCTCGTTTGATTCTCAAACCGGCTTGTGGGGGTTTTGGCAAACAGCTGTTAACTCAAACACCACTTTTCCTTTAATGGCATGGACGAAACGAACCGGCGGCCATAATTCAACTGTCGCAGCAAGAACAGGTGAAGGACTGATGTTCAATGGTGACATTGTTGAAGTCAATGATGATTTTGTTCCGATT